CTCGCGATGTGTGGGGCGCAAAGCGCGACCCCACATCCTGTGGCTTCACTGACACTAAAGCCGAGAATCGCTTGGATTATTTTACTAATTATTATGATAAAGAATTTAAACAATTCTTTGATGACTTCTTAACCATGAAAATGATCCCCTTCAGAGGGTTTGGAAAGGATGAAATCCGCGAAATTACAAAACAATTGCGTTCAGTTTTTGGATGCAACGTGAATTTAACTGCCATGGCTTGGAAAATTCTAGGCACTTGGTCCCTTCAGTTTTCTCAAGGAGATTGCTTAAACTCTCCCTTAGGGATGTCTGATACTGATCCAGACACTTGGGATTACCTATATAAATGCTATGACCCCGAGGCAGTTACTTACGAAAACGACATCTCAGGGATGGACACACTGTTCAACCACTGGGTCATTGATTTCATACTCAAGAAATTTAGAGTGTGTAATGGTGAAACCACTATTTACAATTACGTGGAACATTTCATGACGATGATTTTCTTTGAATCAACTTTGATTTTTGGGAATGACATCGTTTATGCTCACGCAAACCTAAGCGGTCACCCTCTTACACTGATCATGAACACGCTGGCCTCAAAAGGGCATCACGCCATGGCACAAGCCGTTTGTCGTTTGAAACGAAATCACCGCTGCAATGCGCATAAAGTCACTACAGATCTGGGAGATGACAATGTCAATCAAGCAGATCACCAGGTTTTGATTGGACAAGTTTTTAATTTGTCCGGTTGGGCCTTGGTGACTGATGTCAAACCTGATCTGGCTAGTGCAGTCTTTCTGCAGCGCTCTGTCAACAGAGTTGAAGGTAGTTATTACCCTTATTATGTGAATATGGATAAAATGTGGGCGTCTCTTTCCGTTTATCGCAAAGGGTGTCCTGAGTCCTACATTCAGAAAATATACTCATATTACCGTTTAACTTTTTATGCTCCGGCTGGATCCGAATCCAACCGCGCCTGTTGGCTTTTATATAATGCGTTGAATTACCTCACTCTCCTGTACCCGCATTGGGCGCCGATGATCGGCCCCGTGGCGGCACCGGGGAGGAGCTACAACTTTGTTCCGCAGGCTAATCAGAGGGAGGAAATTAATGATATGCATATCATGCCGCCGAAACCAAAGTTCTCCGCAAAAACCCAGCCCAAGGTTGTAAGAAAACCTGTCGGGTCGGTACAACGAAATGAAGTCCGTGAGAAGATGGACATGGAGCGTATGAAGGCCCTCGCTTTGGCCAACATGCCTCCAGCCTCCGTCGTCGAAGGGCACATCTTGGAAAAGTGTGCCACTGCTCAGTTTGATCTATCACCTCACTCCGCAGTTCTCTCACTGGCACCTGAAATAGTGACGAATCAAGAGGTCACTAATTACACTAATTTTGAGCCACAGCCTGTCATGACCAATTTTGGGGAGAGTGGCGGATCATCCACTTATGGAGAGATCCGAGTTGTGCAAACTAACACCGGAACTTATGTGAGCGCCGGTGCTCCGTCTGCCAGCACCATTCCCATCACTGTTGGAATTGATGTAGTAGGTGTGCCCGTCGAATCTCGAATGGGCACAACATACTTGGGCGGTGTGCTCTCCGTGGGAGGAGTCATGGTCATGTCAAAAAACTTGAGGACTTCTGCAGGAGACCTCGTCCCTGTGTTCCCCGTGTCACTTTCCTTGCTATCTGCCGGAAACTATTTTCTACTAGTACTCCCCCAGAGCCAAGGTTCAAACCCAGCCATGCTTGTTACATTGCAGAATTATGAGCTTGGAACTGGAACATTAACAAGTAAGGGGTATGCGGCCGTCTTTGGCCCCACTTGGGGTGCTACTAGTAGTAGCGCCAATATCACTGGCTATCTGGTGATCCAATTGAACAATACCCCTTCTAAAGGAAGGATGGGCATGCGCCTGTCCTCCACCGCTGGCATGACGTTCGCGCCTGCCGACTTTTCCACGTGTTTGTCCCGGTTCAGCTACTGGACCGATTCGGAGACCACATTCGAGAATGGTCTCTTTACCAAAAGTCATGTTATGATGACATTCACTGGAAATGATTTGAATAATGCTGGGGCACTCGCTGAAGTGGCGTTCCCCATGTCCTCTTTCGATTTCTTTGTCACCCAGACGAGCTACGAAACCTTTGATTTGATCACTGGAATCAATGCCCTCGCCTGGCCATACATTCGAAAGAACGGTCGCACTAAGAAAGGAGGCTTTATGGTTCTGCCAACAGGACCTGGTAGTCTCACCGTATCCGGTGGAACAATGGACCAATATATCGGTG